TACTTATAATTCTTACAGTTATTAAAAAGTAAGGTATAGAGGTAAGAGTGATAAGTGATTGATTTTTAAATTCTTAATAACGCCCCGACCTTATTTTATTGTGGGGTTAGTGCAGGGTACTATAACGCGTGTTATAATCGACGACATGATAAAACCTAAAGTGACTGTGATCAACGTACAACAAGCCCGTGACGCTATTCAAAAGGCGTTGCGCGAGTTGATGACTGACAAATTTGTGACCATTGGTATTCACGAGGATGCGGGCAACGTCGAGTCGGACGATTTAACCATGGCGGGACTTGGTGCGGTTCACGAGTTCGGCGCGGATATTAATCACCCCGGCGGCACGTCCTACGGTTACGCGAGTAAAGCCGCATCGGATCGTAACGAAGTGAGGTTTTTAAAATCAGGCAAAGGTTACATGGAGTTGGGTGTCACAGGCCCACACGTGATTAAAATACCTGCCCGCCCGTGGCTTAGCCCTGGCGTTGCGAGTGGTAACGACGAATACCTGAGTATCATCGAGAAAACAATGGCCGACGGCGGCACACCCGAACAGGCGTTAAACAAGGTCGGGGTCGTGGCGGTCGGTAAGGTTCAAAAATACATGACGGATTTACGCACACCGCCGAACGCGGCAAGCACGATCAAAAAGAAAGGTTCGTCAAATCCGCTGATAGATTCGGGAGCGATGCGCCAAAGCGTCACGTATAAAATCGATAGCGGTAAACCTACCGAGGGATTGTAACAAATGACTTTATCAATGTTAGGCCACGTCGACTCGACGTTTCAATCGGGACCAGCTACACGGACTGCACGCACTAACGGCGGGTACGACACCGACGGTATTTGGCAAGACGGTACGAGCGTAACGACGTCACACACTGTCACCGTTCAGCCCGCCAGTGACCGCGAAATCGAAGCGCTCGAAAAGGGTGGGGAACGTATTATCGACGCTCGACGTATTTACGTTAACGACGGGATCGACGCGAGTATCCAACAATCTGATTTGTGGACATTCGCTGGTCAAACGTGGAAGTGTCACAAGTTAGATAATCGCCCGTGGCGTAATTACTGTAAGGCCATTGTTAGCCGTTTGGATGTGCAACTATGACACGCTTAGAGATATTTCAAGTATTACAACCGATCGTTAAACTCGTTACGGGTTTGACGACGGTTATATTAACAGATCAAGTTGATAGCTCAGGCGTGGGGTTACCGTCACCCGCTGGCGAGTACGCCACGATTGAGCCCAAACAATCCATATCCGAACGTGGTCAAGCGAACATGTATCGCTCAACGAGTTTAACGCCTCGCTCAATAGACGTCGAACCACGCGCCCAGGTTATCGTTGAAGCGTCCGTAAACGTGTTTCGTGGTGTTGATGCGTTGAGTCGTGTCGAACGTCTGTTACAGTGCAACAAGCGCCCCGATGTTAGCGCCGCGTTACGTGCTGCCGGTATTGGTTGGCAACGTACCAGTGCACCGAATAACCTCACACGGTTACAATCGGGAAACCCTGAACAACGAGCACAGATTTACATTTATTTGATGTATGAGACGCGTCAAACCGTCGCGATGAATAACATCGAGTCGGCTAGCTGGCAGGTTGAGCTAGAGGACGGTACAGTCGTGCTAGAAGATAGTGTGGGTGTGTAGTATACTGTTCAAGATTGCAATCAAGAGGATTAACCTAAATGTCTTTTAATGTTGATAATATTATTCAGATCAACACGCTTATAGCGCCGCAAGGACTTGGCACAGCCAACTTCGGTTCAGCGTGTGGATTTGCCCCAGAGTCGGAGCTACCCGTCGGTTTTGCCGTCGATACGCGCCGTGTATACTCAAACTTAACCGATTTGGCTGTCGACTTTGCCGACACAACCGAAACGTACAAAATGGCGCGATACTGGTTATCCGGTACGCCGCGTATGAACTCGCTAACTATTTGGGGTACTGCTGACGCCGACGCGACTTGGACAGCTACGCTTAATAAAGCCCGTAACGCCTTTTGGTGGTTTTACTCGTTCTTTACTGCGCCTGTTTACGCGTCAACCGCTGACGTTCAAGCTATTGCGGCATGGTCGAACGATAATTTATCGTGGTTTATGAACTGTCAAACTGGCGCTAATGCCACGGCTATTCGTGATCCGAACCTAGCTACAGACATCGCAACGCTGTTAACCACGTCGGGCTATCGCTTCGCTGGTACACTGGCACACGCGACCGACCCGTATGCAGGTATCAAGTTATGCGTACCGTTCGCTAAAGTGAACTACAGTGCGATTAACTCAACAATTACCGGTGAGTTTAAAGTATTGTCTGGTGTCGCTGGTGAAGATTTGACGGGCACAGCATACGCAGCGATGACCCAACCGACTAAAAAATGTATGTTCTACACTAAGGTCGAGTTACAAGGTGCCGTTGATGCTGGTCGTGTTATTAACTCGTGGTCACATTCATCATACGGCGAATACATGGACGACGTGATTAACTTAGCGGCATTCTCGAACGCTGCGAGTGTTAACCTATACAACGCCGTTGCAAACCAGCCGACTAAACTTGGTCAAGACCCTGTCGGCCAATCGGTGTTAATCGGTGCGGCTAAAGCGTTCTGTCAACAGTACATTAATAACGGGTTCTTAGGTCCTCGTAATTATATCGACCCTGACGACGGTGTGTTGAAATTTACCGAAGGTTACGAGATTTTAACGAAACCCGAAGATATTTTGAACCTAACCGACCCAGACCGCGCGGCACGTAAATCTGCACCGTTACGTATCCGTATTTTCCGTAAGGGCGCGATTCATTCAGTGCCTGTTGATATCAACGTTTACTTTAAATAATTTTGGTCCCGATAGTTCCGTACTGACTATCAACGGTCGTTTAATGGAAGAATGGGGTGAAACGGCTAGTCCGTATAGTGATGCACCTATCGACCCTAAAGTCACGCTTCGCCGTGGTCAAGGTGGTCGAGCTATACGTTTGAATCGCAAAAACCCCGGACGTACTGTTAACGTTTACTTTAACCCAGGTTCGCAAGACTCGGCGTATATGCAAGGGTTGTTTAACTCTAACGCGGATATCACTTTGTCGTGGACTCAAATTGGTACGCTCGAAGCGGCTATCGGTACGGAAGGCGTGATCACAAACGACGCAGCGATGAACCGAGCTGGTACAACTGTCAGCGATGACCAGTTCACTATGGAGTTTAATAGCTGGACTGCCACTAAGGGATCTAACTAATGTCACAAATACGGGCCATTACGATTAATGATGTTCAATACAACGTAGCGCAAGCCTCGGCTGTTGAACAGAAAAAAATAATGTTACACATCGGCGCTAAAATTGCTTTTAATAGCGCTACGACCGATACGTTAGAAATCGACTCGACGATGTTGTTCGGTTTGTTGATGTCGTTACCTGAATCGACGTTTGACGAAATATCTAATGTGGTATTACGTAAAGCGTTTATCGCTGGAACCGACACACCCGTAACGCTCGCTAATTTTCAAGGTTCGATGACGAGCTATTTTAAATTAGTAGCTGAAGCGATTATGTTTAACCTTGGCGATTATTTTACTTGGCTCGACAGCGAAAACGCCGCGCGTCGAGCACAAGCAAAGAGCGTGAAGGGTTAACCGATTGGTTTATGATGACACCATGTGTTGGAGTTGTGGGGTTATGTCCACCACTCTGCACATGGGCCGAATTGAACGACGGCACGTATTCAATTGCTGACGTGTTACGATTCCACAATGTAATCGAAGAAATGATCATCGCAGCTAAAAAAAACGCCCCATCGTAGGGGTGTTTTGTTATATACGTGTCGGCATTATCGCAACTTGTAACAAGTCTTTATCATCGTTAAATTTTCTAGAAATTAGCAATGACGTTGAAGCGTCTCGGAATTTAAACAAACCAGTTTTAAAAGTGTGACCATGTAAAACTAATTCACACGCTTTGCATAATTTACCCAATAGCGTAAAGTTCATCCCAATTTCATCACCTGTAAATGTACCCGTTTCGTTCAAACGCATTGCGCGCGCTAAATCTGGATAACGTCCGTCGATTAAGTCCACATTGTATTCACCGATGCGCGCCGACTCGTTGTTAATTGTGAACGTTGGTGTAGCTTTTGACCCGAATAGTTTTAACAGGTTAGCGAGCGACGTGCCACACAATATCACGTCAGTATTGGGCGCTACGTTAAACATACCCGACGTGATCGTGAGTATCATACCAGTTGAACCGTCAGACGCTTCAAGTTTGACAACACCCGAGCTATCGCAAACAACGTGAACCCCGTTCAAATAGTAACGAATGTCTTTCTTTGCCGCTACAGTTAACAAACCTTTAAGTGTTTTAATCATTTAGGTAACTCCCCATGTTTATCACAATAACCGGCAGACCAACTGTGAAACGCTCTAACTTGTGTTAGTCGATTGTACGGATTTTTATCACCGTGTTTCGCGTGTTGTCCGTCTTTGTAAAATTCTTTAACGTCGCCCTGCATCCCCTCGGTGTTCACGTTGTGCGACGTGTGTTGTTCGAATTGCTCACGTGTGCAAACTCGCTGCCACGTTTCGTTTAATTCGCCATCGTCCCACAATGACCAGTTTTCGAACCCGTCTGAGTTACGATACACGATCCAATTTTTACCGTAACTCAACTTCGGCCATTTACCGCAGTAATGTATAACGGCGTCACTCGTGGTTTTATTCATAACACACCCGCCATTTTGTCGTGCAGTTCCAACACTTCAAACGCTAACATCACTGCACCGAACGCTAGTAATATAGCGACACTAGTCATAGCGACAAGTGTGTGACGTAACCGCGTAATTTCGTTACGTGCTCTAGATAGTTGACCTTGTTCCATAATTTACTCCTAGTTTTGTTTCGATAACTAGATATTAAACACTATTGACGACGTTGTCAACCATACGAACTCAATTATTTTTTAATATCGCATCGCGTGTTATACTATCAACAATTAAATACACGGTGGTCATTATGTCTAATGTCATTAGTTCGTTTCTCGTAGGTATAGGTTTTTCATACGACAAGAAATCGGCAACACAAGTCGAATCTGGCATTGATTCGATAAAATCCAAAGCGCTACAACTCGGCGCGGTCGTCGCTGGTGCGTTTGGTGCGTTCAAACTCGGTCAAGGTTTTGCTGACGAAACTAACAAACTTGTGAATTTCGGCAAAATTTACGGGGTTGTTGCTGACGACGTGAAAGCGTTGGGTTTTGCGTTCACAGAAACAGGTGGGTCACTTGAAAGCGCTATGGGTTCACTTGAGAAACTTGAACGTTTCAGAGCCGGTTTAGAAAAAGGTGACGCTAGTTTTATTGCGTCATTTGGTATAGCACAGGGTGACGCTAATGACATTATTAACGCCACTGACTCAGTTCAAGCACTCACGTTGATAGCTGAACAGTTTAAAAACGCAACACAAACTCAACGTATAAACATGGCCGACGCGCTAGGTTTTGATGAAGCGGGTTTATTGTTGCTGTCAAAAGGTAGTAACGAGGTGTCACGTTTAATCGCTAAATATAAAGAGATTAACACTGATATCACGCCTGGTAGGGCGGCTGACGCTAACGAATTTAAAATAAATAACACTGAGTTAAACGCTAATATAAAATCAGTAGGTGAAACTATCGGCGCTGAGATTTTACCGGTGATTAATGACATAACGGGTAAAATAAACTCGTGGTTTTCGTCGGAGCGCTTGGATATATTTAAAACGGTCGGAGCTGTCACTCGCGGTGTACTCGGTACAGCAACGTCAAACGACGCTGCACTTGTTGCGGACCAACTTCACAGCTTAGACGTGGCTGCGGGTTTATCGGAGGGTCAACGTCGTTATTCTTACCCCGTCCCGAACGATTCAATCATACCGGATTGGGTAACAGACCCTGTTCGGAACGTGTTTCCCGAATTATTCAATAATAGTGCACCTAACGTCGTGACCGATGAGTTTAATTCCACGGGTTTACAGCAACACAAAACATCAACGAACTCGACACAGAATATCAACGTGTCGTTAAATCTCGACGGGCAAGTTATCGACCGTCGCGTGGTGCGTGTGGTAGATGGAATGGCACAAACAGCTATCGACGATATTTCATCGTCAACGAGGGGGTAACGTGTCACTGATTAATATATTTGTCGCCAAAGCGCCGACGCTAGCTGGTATCGAGTTTGACGCCGTTCTTGAAGATACGTTCGAAGCAACTGTGGATTTAACGAGTTACCCCATTGAGTTGGGCGCCCGCGCAAGTGATCACCGTATTATAAACCCGTTCAGATGGTCACTCGTCGGGGCGATTAGTAACACACCACTTGGTCCGAACTTCACCGATTTTGTCGGCGGCGGGTTGTCTAACTTTTTCGATTCTGGCGTATTGTCAACCGTTGCGGGTTTGTCGGCTGGTTTTCTCGCTGGTAGCGACGAAACTCGTTCAAGCTCTGCACTCGAATTACTTTTAACGCTTATGACCACTGGTGAACCGTTCGACATTGACGCTGGTGATATACAGCTCAAAAATATGGTCATCGCCAGGATTCGACGCACCAAAGACGCATCGAACGAAGGGGGTTTAATATTCGAAGCGGATTTACAAGAGTTCCCCGAACTATCGACGGTAATCGCTAAAAATCAACCGTTGTCGTCACAGTTGAACCCAAACGACCCGAGCGCATCGCAAGCTAGCGCGTTAAACAATCGTGGTGAGATTAAAGGGCTTGCACCGCTTCCAGCACCATTATCACAAGCTCAAGGGGTGTTAGGTTAATGATCACAATACCATTGCTTAACGGTGCTGCTAACGCTCACCAACGTTTTACGATTCAACTCGGTGATAACCTGTTAGAGTTTACGCTTAATTACGTCACGACTTACGGTCCAGCGTGGAGTGTGGATATCGTGCGAGAAGGTGTGACGCTCATATCGGGCGCAATGCTCGAACCGAACGCGGTAATAACGGATAATTACGAAGCGGATATCGGGCGACTTGTATTTGTCGGTGAAGATGTGACGCTCGACAATCTCGGCGTTGATAACTCGTTACTATGGGTAGCAGACAATGAGTAATTACACTAAACGACAATGGGAAATTGCGCTAGACGATGTGGTTTTCATCGCTGCGACAAACGGCCAACAATTTAAAGCGACGTTTGAAGTTCTGCACGATTTTGGCGGTTATACAAGTTACGCCGATATTGCTTTATATAATTTGAGTGCTGACACAGCGAACAAAGCTTTTACACGTGGTACTAAATTATCGTTAAAAGCTGGTTATGAAGAAACAATCGATAACGTTTTTACCGGTACTATTCAAAACGTATTACGCGAGCGTATCGGACCCGACACGATAACGAGGCTTATTTGTCGCGGCGGTAAGTTGACAGACGACCAGACCCAAGTAAACGAAACGCTCGGCAAGAATACCAAAGCGACTGATATTATTCGTGCTTGCGTCAAAGCGATGGAATACCCCATCGTGATGAACGACGACCATTTTAGTGACATTGACCCGTATCCATACGGTTACGCACTAAGTGGCGACCCGCGCGTGTATCTCGACAATCTCGCTAAAACCCACGCGTTTAATTACGTGATTGAAAACGAGCGTGTAATCGTGGTTCGTGAAGGGTTCGCTCGTGACGGTGAGACTCATGTCGTATCGCAGTTTACCGGCATGGAGGGTATCCCAGAGATAACCGAGGTCGGCGTCGACGTTATGATCCGACTAAATCCTAAAATTCGTATCGGTGGTAAATACCGAATCGAATCGGATTTAGCAACGTTCAATTTTAGCAACTTGTATTTTGTGGACATACCCGAATCGGCGGGTGTTGGTGAATATAAGATATTTCGCGTATCGCACACGGGCGACACAAAGGGCGACGCGTGGAGCACACGAATAACAGGTTATCGAATTTAACAGTTGACAAGCATGTCACGATTGATTAATAATGTTTGTACGGTGAACGCGTAAAGGTAGATAACGGCACTACCCCCGTATAATAACAGTTCTCACAAGACGCGTTATTTAAAATCTTGACTGGCAAAGAGCCGTTACCGCCCACGCGGTTTATTATATTGTTAAGGTGTCTGTAGTGTTAATCGGGGTCGCGACCTGTCGGTAGCACATCGTGAACGATAGTGTAGGTTCGAATCATACCAGACACTTTAACAATGTAATGTCCGCAAATGGTAAGCCGCCGATAGTAGCAATAACATTGTGCTGACGGTATTCGTGGGTTCGAGTCCCACCATCACATTCGGGTCGCTCACGTTACGAGCGTACATTGTGAATACCCTTTAAAGTTGGGAGCAGCTGTTAGCCCTCGCCACGCCAAGGATTGAGGAACCGTTCAATCGGAAGGGTATTCACAATGTGATAATTGTCTGACTTAAATTACTAGCTGGTCACACAGACATCACATTACTCGGCACACGCCCCACGGGAGGTGATCCGTAAGTGGCAAGGCACTGACACCTTGCAGCCCCGTAACGTCGCGTTAGACGTAACCGAGGTAAATTAAAATTTTATTCGCATGGTGATTTACACGGTAAAATGCGGCATATTCACCTTACGTGGGGCGTGCTTCTAAGTCACCAGCCGAATAAGATTCGATCGAGTATCAAGCGTCGTTAGTGAGGCACTAGCTAACTTTACATGTCGCCGTAAAAGCCGGATTGTGTGTCTCGACTTCCGCAGCACTCCTTTAGCCCCTTCATTGGGGCGTTTTTTTATGCTACACTCGCAACAATACCCATCACTTGTGTAATTATGACCACTACAGCGACAATGACCGAGCTATTCAAGCGCACATTCTCAGAAATGATGAAGGATGTCGCGACGTCTGTCCCCGGCCATATCTTATCGTTTGACCCACAAACGCAACTCGCACAGGTTCAAATCGGCATTGTGCGCATCGACGTACGCGGTCAGTCGTTCACGCCCCCACCGCTTATTGAAGTGCCAGTGTATTTCGCGGGTGGTAAATGGGTCGTCGAGTATCAAATCGACCCACTCGATGAAGGTGTGATCTTATTCTCACAACGTTGTATCGACGGATGGTTAACAACGGGTGGTGTTGCTGAAAATCCAATCATGCGTTTTCACGACATTAACGACGCGTTTTTTTTACCAGGCATTCGTTCACTGAACAATGTGATCACTGATTTCGCAAACGACGGTATTCGCATTCGTAACGCTGACGGTTCTCATTATGTTTGGATTAAAGGCGACGGCACGATTGAATCAACGAATGGCGCAGCAACCGACACACTCGCGCCAGACGGAACGATTACACGCACGAATGGCGCGGGGAACATCACAATGTCACCCGACGGCACCGTGAACATTAACGGTGCTATCATCACCCCAGCCGGTGCAATATCATCACCAGTTAGCGCAACTGCACCAACCGTGACGG